GCATGTTCATCCCCAAAAAGGATAGCAATGCATTCCCTCTGAAACTCTTTATTAAGAGTATCAGTCGCCTTCGATATATCTAGGCAATAGATATTAGACTTTTTAGCTAGCCTAAATTTAGGCGCTGTAATCTTCAAGGCAAAGGTAACCCCTTTGTTCTGATTCATTGTGCAATCAGGGCCTATCTGATTCAGTACTTCCATTAATCTATTATGATAATAGAACGCTCTATCTTGTATGGGATTTATTGCCATATGAATCAGCCTATAAGGCAGTTTGTGCTGCTTTATCAGAATTGACTTCCTGTCAAATTGGGTACAGGACTCATCTTTATGAGAGTTATAGGCAGATTTATAGCCTATAAGCTCATCTCCAGATATGACTGGATCAGTCTCCAGTATAGATGCGTATAATCCGGGAATTCGTTTCCCTTTATATAACGTCCCTGTACTCTTCATTGAGACATAGTAATCTTCTGGTTGAAATGTTGTCATTTCCCTCGGTATAGCTTTGACTATGTCCTTGACATATCTTTTGCACTTAGAAGGATCAGATAATCCTTCTTCTATATCTTTCCTCAATTCTTGGAATAAGGAAAAATACTCACTATCATGATCAAGGTCATGCTTCTTATTTACTCGGACTATAGTTTCCCTATACTCCTCGTCTTTAAATTGATCTCCTCCGCGGATATCTTCATATACCTTACCTATTGTTGTAATAACAATAGATAATTGATATAGTTGATCAGCGAAGTCTGCTACGCTCATTACTCCTTGGTCTCTTAGGGAGACTAAGGCGAATACTATTTCAGTAAGAGCTCTGAATAGTGGAGAATATGATCTGGGATGTTTAGTCCCAACATAATAGTCAGTCTCATTACAAGTAATGACGACTTTTCTATTAGGCGAGTTAAATATATACTGCCTTTTTCCACCATGTGAATCTAATCTTGATACATTGAAATCCCCCTCATCTGCTAAAAGCAGTACGGAGCATATTCGAGATAGGTCATCGTACCTCCTCTTGCAAGCCGCATAGTATTCTCTGAGAGAATGCGTGCTCTTAAGGTGGGTTACATCTCTGATAACCCTTAGTAAAAATTTAGTTAAATAAGGATTTAACTCAGCAACAATCTCGGGTAGCAAATCTGTGCTACCAGTTAAAACATTAATTGTGCTGGATACGTCTTGCACTGTTAAGACATCGAAGTAAGCAATTTTGCTGCTTCGTATATCCTTTTGTGCCTTCAAATGGGTTTTCTGTTTGGATGCCATATAACATCACTCCCTTAATCTTAGTATTAGGAGAATAAGCCTGCTACCTGTCCTCAGCGAGGACTAGATACCGATCAA